GCGGCGGCCAGGTCATAGACGCCCTCGGTGTCGATGTTGATGGAGGCGCCAGAGGCGCCGTCCACCACACACACGCCGAACAGGCTGCCGACCAGCACGCCCTCACCCGACAGGCGGGCGTAAGGCAGGGCCACCTCGACGTAGCGGCCCTCTTGCACGAAGTTCTTCATGGATCAGTCCTCAATGGGTTGGAAGGATCAGCGCGATCAGGCGCCGGTGGAGCGGTAGAAGCCCTGGTGCTGGCTCACCATGCAGCCGAAGTCGTGGCGCAGGTAGGTGGTGATGCCGTCGGGGTCACGCTTGATCTCGGACTCGATCGTGGGGCCAGCCTCGCCTTCGAGGTAGCCATAGACCAGCTTGTCCACGCCGGGGTAGTTGCCCACGATGTAGAACTGAGCGGTGCTGCTGGCGTCCAGACGAGGCTCGACGATCTTCTGCAGGTAGCCCGAGAAGATGTTGACGTTGCTGGTCTGCGCAGGGGTGATGGTGGTGTTGAACTTGTCGAACGCGGTCTCCAGGGTGGTGGGCAGCAGGATGTACTGCGGCACCACATAGAGGGGGTTCTTGCCGGTGAAGTCCTTCTGGTTGCGCATCTTCTGACGCGCTTCAGAGATGGAGGCCTCGCCGATCACGCCAGTGCCGGTGTTGTTGTGGCTGGCGTGGAACAGGGCCACGCCGTCGCTCATGCACTTGGCGTTGCCGGTGATCAGGCCCCACATCAGGTTGGCTTCCAGCGTGGCGACGCCGCGGGCCAGCACCTGCACAGCGCGGGTGATGTAGCCCAGGTTGTCGTTGATGATCAGGCGACGGCCGATCACCAGCTTCTTGCCGTACTCGGTGAGGCTCCAGGCGCCCTGTTGCTCCTGCAGGGTGCCGGCCTTGTACTCGCCGCCTTCCTTGATCTCTTCGGGGATCAGCTGACCGCCGACCTCGATTTCCTTCATCTCGCGGAAGTCAGGCAGGTTGCGCTGCTCCGCCAGGGGGCGCCAGGTCTGCTGCTCTTCGCCGTAGGCAGCCTTCAGCGTCACGCGCTGGATGCTGGCCATCAGCAGCGGGAAGTCGCTGGTGCTGTGCAGAGCACGCACTGCGATCTCGCTCTTGTCCATGCCGCGGGCGTTGACGCCGGCCATGTCGAGCGACTCGCGGGCCAGATCGAGCAGCGTGGTGCCGCGATACTCGCGGGCGCCGCCATCGGTCAGCTCGCCCAGGTTGGAGCGGAACTTCAGGTAGTCGAGCTTCGCCTCGAAGCGCTTCTGACCGTGGTCCTGGGTCACCTCGATGCGGCTCAGCGCAGGGGTCTTGCGCTCCTCGGCAGAGCGGGCGTCGATCAGCTGCATCCGGGCATCATCAAGCGCCACGCCGTCGGCGATCAGCTTGTGAGCCAGCTCGTCGCTCACTTCGAGCTTGCGAGCGGCATCCAGGATGCCGGCGGTGCGGCGGCGCTCTTCAGCACGCACAGCTTCCACGTCCACTGCAGGAGCAGCAGGAGCAGCGGTCTCAAAAGCGCGGGTCAGTTCTTGGGTGGGCTCGGGAGCCTGCACCCCATCGGGAAGGGTCATGGATCGTTCCTCGTCGGACGGTTGGGTTGCAGGCGGCTCTTCCGAGCGCACCTGGGCCCCGGCATCTGCCGGGATCGGGACCAGCGAGAGCTCGTAAGGCTCCCAGTCCACTGCGCGCTCAACCGGCACTGCGCCGGTCTCGTCACGCTCGGTCTTGTGGACCTTGTAGCCCACAGACACGTTGCGGTAGATGCCGTCGATCACATCCTGGAAGATGGTTTCGACGTCATCACGCCGGCTGAACTTCACCAGGGCGCGGCCCTCGTTGCCGTCCAGCCATGCTCGCTGCACAACGCCGATCTGGCTGCGCAGCGAGAAGGAGTCGTGCGCATCGAGCAGCGGAGCTCCTTTGTTCAGTCGCTCCATGCGCACGGCGCCGGGCGCCATGCTCAGCTCCTCGATGTAGTCGCCGCGCGACCAGCTGGCGCGCTTCACCTGGGCGCCGGTCGACCAGACCAGCTCAACAGTTCGCTCCTCGACGTTGATCGTCTCGGGGGCGAACATTGCCCGGGTCTGCAGGAGACCGTCGCTCATGTGTACTCCCTCATCGTTGCGATTCTAAGGTCAGCCTGCGGGAGCGGTTCTCGGCGCTGCAGGCGCTGGCGGCTGCTCTGCCTCCATCGGCGGCTCACCCGTCGGCGGCATCGTCGACCCAAGCGGGCGCGCCTGCGTCAGGCCGGCGGCGCTCACCTTTCGCGGGTCGCTGTCGAGCACCACGCCCGCTGCATCCAGCTGCTGGTTCCACTCGGAATAGAGGCGCAGCACTTCGTCGGGCTCGTAGCCGTCGAGGCGGATCGCTTCCTGTGGCGGCAGCAGGCCCGCGCGCATCCGGCTCAGCGCCGAGCTGGTCTCGCTCTGCGGGTCGTAGAGCTCACGACGTGGCGGCGTCCAGTCGGCGCTCAGGCCATCGGTGACGATGCCCACCGTCGACGCCTGCGACGCCCACCAGCTCCAGATCCGGTCGAACACCGTCGGCGCCAGGATCTGCCAGGTGTCGCTCATCAGCCGCCGCTGGAAGCCGATCCAGCCCATTCGGCCCTGGGTGTAGCTGCCGCCGCTGTAGTCGCCCGTCAGCTCTTCGTAGGTGATGCCGATGCCCGCTGCGATCTCCAGCAGGTAGGTCTTGATCACGCGGTCGATCTCGCCCGCGGCTGGCGGGTTGATCGTCCTGATGTCCTGGCCCGGGCCCAGCCGCACAATGCCGCCCGGTTCGATGCGATCGCCGATCGTGCTCTTCTGATCGCTCGTGCCGTCAAGGTCAACCACTGCAGCCGCCAGGCACGCGGCCACCTTCTCCTTCATCAGCCGCGCATCGAGCAGATCGCCCAGATCCTTCAGCCGCACCATCACCGGCGCCAGGCAGCTGACGCCGCGCGTCATGCCCGGCCGCTCCGGCGTGAACAGGTGGATGATCTGGTTCGCAGGGACCGTGTTGCTGACGATCGTCGTCGCCTGCACCGCGCCTTCGCCCGGGTGGTAGTTGTAGATCCAATAAGCCTCGCGCCGGCCTTCGCCGTCGTAGACGATCCCGCGCTTGGTCCAGTTGGCGTTGGCGTTCGTGCCCACCGTGTCGTGGGTTTCGTCGATCCAGTCGCCCTCCATCACCTGCAGCTGCAGGGGCACCGTCAGGCCCAGCCGCCGCATCACCGCAGCGCTCGGCGTGCGGAACCGGATCAGCACCTCGCCCGACTCCTTCCAGGTGCGCACCACCTGCGCCATCAGTCCGTCGAAGTTGAGCAGGCCGTTGTAGTCGCACTGCTGCGGGTCCGCCATCCACGCGCGCATCAGCTCGGTGATGCGTTCGCCCTGGCGGCCGTTGCGCCGGGCTTGCTTCGCCTTGAAGCTCCACCCAGAGCCGATCAGGTTGGTGACCCAGCTCTCGACCGCTTTGCGCGCATAGGGGTTGTTGCGCACCAGATCGCGCGCGCGATCACGCTGCACGCCGAATCCCCGCGCGCTCGCTGCATCAGCCGAGCTGCCCTGCGTAATCCAGCCATCAGTCCGCCGGCCGCGCGCCGCCGCGTCGTAGCGGCGCATCTGGTCGAGCTGCATTCGCGCCGCATGACGCCGCAGCGCTGCGCGTGGTGCGATCGTCGCCAGCAGCTGTTCGAAAGGGTTCATTCGTAGTCCCGCACCACGGCCGGGTAGTCGATTCGCACCGCCGGCGATGTCGCGGCCGCGAGGCTGCTAGCGATCAGGTTGCGCGCCTTCATCAGATCGCTCATCGACTGGTAGCGCACCACCTTGTCGTCGTAGCGCACCTCCAGATAGCCGCCGGCGATCGCTTCCTCGATCGCGGTCAGATGCGCCTGCGTGAACGTGCTCATCCCGGCTGCCTCCTCCCGGCCATGCTACTCAGTCCCAGAAGCTCGACCCCGATGACGCCGGCGCTTCTTGCTCTTGCGCTGGCGCAGGCCGTCGCTCTTCGCGCAGCACGCCGCCGTTGCGCTCCTCATCCCACCGATCGTCGCTCCAGCGATCGGCGCCAACCAGCGCCGCTGCAGCGCGCGCATAGACCCTGCAGTCGAGCGCCTCGTTGCGCGGCCGCGTCTTCACCCACTCGAACTTGGTGTAGCCGCGCCGGTCGATCGTGTTGGTCAGCCGCTCCGCGCACAGCTGCCGGAAATACTCCTCGCCGTGCTGCGGGAAGTGGCACCAACCGTGCGGCAGCAGGTCGCCTTCTTCCTCCGGCAACCGGCGCCGCAGCCAGCCATAGAGCTCGCCCTTCGCTGTGCTCGTGCCGATCGGCCAGATCTTCACGCCACCGCGCAGCGCCTTGCCATTGCGCAGCACCTCCACACGGCTCGGCGTGCCGATCACGCTCACCTGACTCTCGACGCCCTTCACCGCGATCACGCGGTTGCTGGCCTGCTTCCTCACCCAGCGCTTCACCTCCTCGGTCCTGAAGCCCGAGTCGATCGCCGCCATCCTGATCGGCAGCCGCTGCCCATCGCCGCGGCCGAACTCGCTGCGCACGAACTTCGTCAGCTCGCGCCACACATCCGGCTCTGCCGTGTCGCCAGCCAGCACCTGGTAATCCAGGCTCCAGCTCTCCATGCCCGGGCCCCAGCCAACCACCTCCAGCTCCAGGCGGTCCTTCTGCACGTCGACGCCGCAGGTGATGAACACCACCCCGTCGGGCACCGTGCCCAGGTCGTAGTCCTCGCGCCGGTTGTAGAGCGCCTCCCAGTCCGGCGCCTCGCCGTCGTCGTTCCAGCACTCCGCCAGCACCGTGTTGGTCCACGGCTTCAGGTCCGCCGGGTTGTCCTTCGCCTTCTCGTAGCCGACCGCCGCCTCAGTCCAGCTAAACCAGCCCAACGGGCTGTAGAGCGCTGAGAGGTGATACCCCTGCGTCAGTCGATCCGGGTGCTCCGCATCCCACCATCCGTCGTCGAACACATCCGGGTCGTACCACCACGCCTTCGCGTCCTCCTCGATCCCCGTGCCGCACTCCTCGCAGATCAGCACCGGCGGTGTCCGCAGCGTGTTCGGCAAGCCTGGATCCTTCGCGTCGTACCGGATCCGGTCCCAGCTCAACACCTGCCGGTGCTGACAGTGCGGACACGGCAGGCGGAGCACCTGCTTGTTGCTCTCTTCCCACTTCGCCCAGATCGCGCTCCGCCCTGCGATCGTCGGCGTCGACGTCCAGCACTTCTTCGCCCTGGGCCCGAACGTCCGCGTCCTGGCCTCCACGATCGCCAGCGGGCTGCCCTCCTCATCCACATCAGCGGGCCAGCGGTCGATCTCGTCGCCCGCCAGGAAGCGAATCGGCATCGACGCCAGACCGCTCGCCGCATTCGCGCCGCCGAGGATCAGGAAGCCGCCGGCGAACTCCTTCATCAGCTGCGTGTTGCCGCTGTCGCGTTCGCGCGGCGCCTTCACCTTCTCGCCCAGGCTTGGCGTCGCCTCGATCATCGGCGCGATGCGCATCTTGCTGTAGCGCTTCGCCAGGTCGATCGTCGGCTGCACGAACAACGTCGGCGCCGGCTGGATGTCCATCGCGTAGCCCATCCAGTTGTTGAGGCTTTCGCTCTTGCCCAACTGAGCGCCGAACACCAGCACCACCTCCCGCACCTTGCTCGTCGCGCTCAGGTCATCCATCGGCTTGCGCAGATACGGCGTGCGCGCCGTCCGCCAGGGCCCGTGCTCGCTGCTCGCCTTCGGGCTCAGGATGCGGCGCTCGTCCGCCCATTCGCTCACCGTCAGCAGCGGCTCCGGCAGCAAGCCCCGCCAGAACGAGGCGAAGCAGCTCTCAGCGGATGCGGGCATTGGCCAGCGCCTCCAACGCCTTCGTCTGGTGGCGCTCGATGATCATCAGCACATCCTGCCGCTGCTCGGGCGACAGCCCGCCGGCAGCCTTGGCGATCTCGCCGATCATCAGCGGGCCCAGCCGCAGCACCGAATCCTTTACCTGCTTCGCCACCTCGAACAGCTGGCGGTCCACATCCGACTTCTTCACCAGTGAGCCATCACGCTCCTGGTAATCGAGCTTCAGGAGCATCGCGCGGTAGCCCTCGGCTGCCGCCTTCGCTTGGCTGTAGGTCGCAGCGCCGCGGCCCGCGCCTGGAACCATCGGCGGCTCCGGCTCGCCCGGGTCCTCGCCCTTCGCTCGCGCCTTGCCGTTGTTGATCTGCTGCGCCGACCGCACCTTCTGTGGCGCCGTGTTTCGATCCCACTCCAGGTCCGCAATCTCTGGGTCGATCAACCACCGCGCGCCTTTGCGCGTCACGCCTTTCACCAGCCGGCCCGACTCGATCGCCTTTCGCACCGCGCGATCACTGACGCCGCGATGCGCCGCATAAGCAGCCGGCGTCATTCCCATCAGTCCAGCAGCAGTTCCACGTAGTAACCCATCTCGATCAGCTTGCGCGCCAGACCGGGCGGCCGACCCACGCCCAGCTGCACCGGCGTGTCGGTTCCGGTCATGCCGCGGATCAACGCCGCCAGCTGGTCGATCAGCAGCACCGCATGGCCGCGGCCTTCGAGCATCTGATCCACCGTCACCTCAGGCCCCCTGGCGCCGAACATCACGCGCAACGGCCAGCCCTGAACATGCCCGCGGTCATCCCACTGACAGCCGTAGACGATCTGCGCAACTTCAATCATCGAACCCCGGCACGAACCGCCGCCGCTGCGATGCGACTGCATCCTGCCAGGGCATCAGCACCTGCGTGCCAGGCGTCGCTTTCACTACCGATTGCACGCTCTGCGCCTGCGTCGCATCGACCCAGGCCCACACCTCCACATCAGGCCAGGCCCATTCGGACGCCGGTGGCTTCGTGACGACGCCATGGAGCTCGATCGTGCCGGGCCCCGCAACCGACAGCGCATTCATCCCCAGGCGCTCGGCCAGGGCCAGCGCCAGCAGCTGGCCGCCAGCATCAACGCCATGCAGCCCTGCTCGATCGCGCCACCTGCACTGAGCAGCAATCAGATCAACCGCTGCATCGAGGCCGGCCCATGTCAGCTGCAGGATCATCCTTTCCCAGGCACCCAGGCCTTGTTCAATCCTGCCGCGCCACGCTGCACCTGGGTAGGCATCCCGGCTCGATTCACCAGCCGCACCACTTCCTCGCGCTCCATCCCCAGTCGCTTCTGGATCTCACCCGCCGCGATCCCTTCATCAGCCATCTGCCGCACGATGTCCGCCATCCGCACCACCGCATGAGTGCCGCGTGCTCGGTTGTGACGGATCGTGCTCATCATCCTGTGCACCGGGTCGAGGCCCACTTGCACCGTCGGCACCTGGCCGCCCGTCAGCTTCGCCACTCGCGCATCAGCGCTCACCGTCCACCGGTGGAAGCCGTCCACGATCTGGTAGCTGCCGTCCTGCGCTGCAGGCAGCGTCACGATCGGCTGAGTCCAGCCGTCCTCCAGGATGCTCACCACCAGCAGCTCCAGCTCCGGCGGCGCCACCACGTTCGGGTTGTAGCTGTTCGCTCGCAGCTTCTCCCGCGGCAGCCATCGCACTTTCGACACCGGCTGGTCCTTCACGCTCACCGCTTCGCCTCCAGCGCCTTCACCTGCTCGAACGTCAGACCCTTCCGCGACGCAGCCGCGATCGCTCGCTGCGTCAGCTGGCCCTTCTTCCGGCCCTTCAGATCGCCGCGGCTGATCATCTGGCAGATGTATCGCCAGCTCAGCCCCGACATCACGTCGTCCTCCGTCTCGTGGATGGGCCGGCGCGTCTTCTTCTGGTGCATCCTGATCACGCCCGCCATGCTCTTGGCGATCTCCGCGCGCTCCTTCGGCTCGTAGAGCTCCAGCAGGCTTCGGGCCCACTGCTGCCACGTCATCCCGCGCGGCGGCTCCTTCAGCAAAGCGCCGTACAGATCCGTGCGCGCATAGCGCCCCGCTGTGCCGACGCCATCCACACGGCGCAGCATCCGCGCCCACAGATCCGGCCAGCCCTCCGCATACTTCCACAGCCCGCCCAGCGGCTCCTCGCCGAATGGCGGCGTCACGCGCTGCGTTCCAGGGCTCGTGCCCATCAGCGCCTGCACGTCGTAGGCGCGGTTGTAGTCCCAGCCCTCGCGCGCTGCAGCCACCCACACGTCCTCTGCCTTCCAGTCGTAGATCGGCTTGCAGTTGAAGTAGTAGCCCTGGCGCGGTTCCGCGATGTAGTTGTCGCGCGCCTTCTTGGTTACCGTCTGCAGCCGCCGCACCGACTCCTGCGCCCTGATCCCCGTCAGGTCCGCCACCGTCCCGCACTCAGGCCCGAACAGCACCGGGCCCACATCATCCAGCTGCATCCCCATCCGAAACCGCTTCACGTCGCGCAGCGTCACCGCGCCCCTAGGCATCGGCCGCACCCATCGCTCCCGCGCCGCTTCATCCCAGCAACGCCACCACGGCTGCGACCTGGCGCACGCATTGCGGTGCGTGATCGGCAGGCAGCACCACAGCAGCCGCACATCATCGCGGGCCCGCACCCGCTCCACGTACTCCACCGTCTCGGGGTAGATCGCTTCCTCATCCACGAAGTAGACGTCCAGCGGCAGCCGGCCGCGCTCGCGCGCAATCATCGCCGTCAGGTTCAGCACCGTCGTGCTGTCCTTCCCGCCGCTGAAGCTCACCACCACGCGATCAAACAGGTCGTAGATCCGCCGGATCCGATCCAGCGCCGCCGTCATCACATCCGCGTCGATCCGCGTCGGCTTCAGCGTCATCGCGTCTGCAGCTCAGGCAGCAGCGACGCCGACACGCCATCGACCATCGTCCGGTTCACCATCGGATGCCCCTGGTCCGTTGGCCCGCAGTCGCTGTCCGGGTGCCACGCGATCACCGTCAGCCCGCTGTCGCTCGGCGTCTCGAACCGGTGATCGCCGTCCGCATGGATCAGGAACATCATCCCCGGCCGCAGCTCGTAGATGTCCTCATCCGTGACGCATCGGCCGCGGCCGCGCACCACCATCCCGATCCGCACGCTCGGGTGCGTGTGCGTCGTCTGTCGCGTCAGCATCGGGAACCACAGCCCGTTGAGACACGGATCGCCCAGCCGCACCGGCGGCACCAGCAGGCTGTCCGTGCAGCCGTCGATGTACCGCAGCCGCCCGCGCTCCTCCAGCGGCCCGCCGAGCACCATCATCCCCAGCCAGCCCAGCGCGCTCACCACCATCCCGCGGCTCAGGTCCTGGCCCACCGGCCGCACCTCGCACTTGCCCGGCACCGACGCATACATCCCCGCCGTCAGCACATGCGGCCAGCAGCCGCCCTGACGGATCGTCAGCGCGCCCTGGTAGCAGAACACGAAGTGCGTCGCGTCCTGGCCCAGAACCAGCGCGCCATCATCCACGCCCCACACCCTCACGCCCGGCAGCTCGCGCAGCAGGCCATGGCCACCTCTCAGCTCTTCAAACGCCGCATCCATCCATCCACTCCCGGCACACCTGGACCAGCGCCTCAGGCGTGCCCTCCAGGCCGTGCTTCTCCTTCGCCAGCCGCACCGCAGCCAGCACCACCTCTCGGTCATCCCACAGCAGGTTCACACTGAAGACGTGCCGCTCCTCGACCTCGCCGCTCTCCGCTGTCGCGTCCGCCAGCTCGTCGTCGTCACCCGGCTCCACACCCAGCCCCGGCTGCCGCTCCGGCTCCGCGCGCTCCGTCGCAGGGCCTGCTGCTGCCACCTGCTCGAACTCTCCCAGCTCCAGGCCATCCTGCAGCCGCGCCAGGTCCGCCTCGCCGAAGCCCAGCACCGCCGGGTCGATCTCCACCGCCTCCAGCTCCAGCGCCAGCAGCTCCAGATCCCAGCCCGCGTTCTCAGCCAGCTTGTTGTCGGCCAGCACATACTGCCGCCGCTGCGCCTCGCTCAGGTGGTCGAGCACCACCACCGGCACTTCCGCCAGCCCCAGCAGCTTCGCCGCCGACAGCCGGCCGTGCCCCGCCAGGATCCCGTCCGTGCTGTCCACCAGGATCGGCGCCGTGAAGCCGAACTCCCGGATGCTCGCCGCGATGGAGGCAATTTGCGCTTCGGAATGAGTGCGTGCGTTGCGCTCATACGGCCGCAGCCGATCCAGCGGCCACATCTCCAGCCGCTTCGCCATCACCACGTGTTGGATCTTTTCCATGCCCACATCGAACCACGAGGCAGCCTTAACCGGAACCGGGACGCCAGGTACCGGAACCTACTCCGTGATCAAAAAACGGCCCGCCGGCATCCTCTGCACTTCTCTCAATAAGGGCCGCATTTTGAGAACCCTTGCAGCGCAATGGATTAGGAACCCACAAAAAGGTCTGGCTCTAGCGAAAAACGGGGGCTCGCGGACC